AGTTCCTCGACGGGATCGCTCGGGGAAAGATTAAACGTGGGATGATCTTCGCTCCGCCCCGCCACTCGAAGTCGGAGCTGGCTTCGATCCGCTTTCCAGCCTACTACCTTGGGAAGAACCCCCAGCACGCGATCATTGGCGCGAGCTATGCAGAGAACCTGGCGAAGAGCCTAAGCCGCGCGTGCCGGGACACGGTCGACCATCCCTCCTACCGTAAGCTCTTTCCCAAGGTTAAGCTCTCCCTGACCGGTGACGTTCGCTGGCAGATCGAGGGAAAGCTCGACCACCGACCGTCGTTCATCGCGGCTGGGATCGGCGGCTCGATCTCAGGCGAGGGCGCGAACGGCCTCATCATTGACGACCCGATCAAGAACGCGAAGCAAGCCTACTCGAAGGTCTACCGCGACGACTGCCACGAGTGGTACACGATGGTGGCGCGGACCCGACTCCAGCCCGATGGCTGGATCGTTCTGATGATGACCCGCTGGCACGAGGATGATCTGGCCGGTCGGTTGCTGAAGGCTGAGCGCGAGCAGTGGACGGTTCTGACTTTGCCAGCGGTGAATCTCGAAGGGAAGTACAACCTGAAGCCGTATAAGGCGCTGTGGCTCTCGCGCTACGACGTTGACGAGCTGGCATCGTTGCGGCGCGACGTGGGGCCGATCGGGTGGGGCGCGCTCTACCAGCAGGATCCCAAGACCGGGACCGGGACGGTCTTCAAGCGAGAGTGGTTCAAGTTCTACAAGCGCACGGACGTGCCGGCCTTCGAGGAGAGCGTTCAGATCTGGGACACCGCCTTCGAGGAAGGAAAGGAGAACGACTTCTCTGCCTGTGGGTCGCTGAGCCGCTGCCAGGACCGCGTCTACCTCAGCCGCGTCTGGCAGGACCGGGTGGCCTGGCCCGATCTGCTGCGCCAGGCGCACCTCGAGGCGGCGAACTTTGAGCGGATAAACAAGCAGCCGCTCCACCGGGTCCTGATCGAGAACAAGGGCTCGGGGATCTCGCTGCGCCAGGCGCTGCAGAGCGACCCGACCTTCCGCTGGCCGGTCTTTCCGATGGAGGCCAAGCTGAGCAAGCAGGTACGCGCGAACGGGATCTCGGGGTACGTCGAGGCCGGGCAGGTCTATGTCCTAGCGGACCAGGAGTGGACGCCGGGCTTCGTCGACCAACTGTGTGAGTTTCCGCGCGGGATGCACGACGACCAGGTCGATATGTTCGTTCACGGGATGGCCTACTTTGCAGGAGCCAACGTCGAGCAGACCGAGGAGGTCGTGACTTACGAGGAGCAGTATCCGATCTCGCCGGAGCTCGACGCGCTGGAGGAGAGGCTAGGACTATGACAATCTGGATAGTTGGGTTGTGGCGAGCGACGTACGAGGAAGGCCAGGTCTGGAGCCTGATCGGCGTCTTTCAGAACGAGCGGCAGGCGGACATGCGCTGTCGAACTACCGAGCACTTTATGGCGCCCTTCGCGCTGAATAGTAGCGTCGGCGACAAGCTTGTGCCCTGGCCGGGTTTACGTTGGCCGCGGCGCGAGGAGATAAAGAAACCTAATGCCACGTAAGAAGAAGGCGATCAGCGAGGCGGCTCAGTTCGCCGCCTACCAGGAGATCCTCGAGGCGCTGGCGCGCGACCCGGAGATCTTGGAGGCGGGGATCTCCCGCGCTGATCTGGAGCTGGCGCTAGAGGATAAGGGCTTTATCCGCTTGGGCGGTCCGGCCCGGAGCGGCGAGCTCGAGCCGGCGAGCCGGCAGCTGATCGTGGAGCGCGCGCGCCTCTACTGGCACCGCGATCCGCTCTGCAAGCAGGCCGTTCGGCTCTGGACCGATTATTCGGTCGGGGACGGGCTTACCTTCCGGGCGGAGAAGCCTGCGGTCCAGAAGGTTCTGGAGGAGTTCTGGAAGCATAAGAGAAATCGGCGGATCCTGCGCGCGCGCGGGCAGCGCAAGTCGAGCACCAAGCTGCTGGTGGACGGCGAGGTCTTCTTTGCGCTCTTCGGCGATACGCCCCTCATTCGACGGATCGATCCGCTGGAGATCACTGACATCATCAGCCTGCCGGACGACAAGGAGAGCCCGGTCTTCTACAAGCGGCAGTTTATGACGCCGACCGGGCAGCAGCGAACCATTTATTATTTGGACTGGGCGTATGCGGACGACGAGGAGGAGGAGGTCCCGCTCCTCAAGAACGAAAAGGGGGACATAATCAAGTGGAAGTCGAAGGTCTTCATCTACCACCTGCCGTTCGACGACTTCGCCCAGCGCGGAAACTCCCTGCTCGGCTCCGTGCTCGACTGGTGCCGGGAGCATCGGCGCTTCATGATGTCGCGGGTAGCGATCACCCAGGCGCTATCGAAGTTCGCCCTCAAGCTCAGCCTCCAAGGTGGGGCGAGCACGCTCGCGGCTGCCAAGACCCAGCTGCAGGCGACCGTAACTAATGAAGCGGGTGAGACCAACCCGCCGCCGGTAGCCGGATCGACCTGGCTCGAGAACAAGGCGGCTACCCTGACCGCCATGCCGCGCGCGACTGGCGCGACCGATGCCCGGAACGACTCCGACCTCCTCAAGCTGATGGTTTCGGCCGGGACCAACATCATGCTGCACTACTTCGGCGATCCCTCGACCGGGAACCTGGCGACCTCGACCTCGATGGAGCTGCCGATGCGAAAGGCGTTCGGGGCCTACCGCCAGCTCTGGATTGAGTTCTATGAGGATCTCTTCTCGATCGTGCTCGCCCGGCACCACATGGCGGACGAGAAGGTGGACATCGACCTGCCGCCGATCCTCGACGCGGACATCGCCGCGCTCGGGCAGTCGCTGACCGCGGTTAAGGCGGCACAGCCGGAGATCCCCGGCCAGCCGGAGATGATCCAGCACACGCTGAGCGCGTACCGACTTAACAACGTAGCGGAGATTGTCAAGCGGATCATGAAGGAGATGGAGGAGAAGAAGGAGCAGGAGCCCGAGCCTCTGACGCCGGACCAGGCTGAGCAGATGGCGACTCAGCTGCCCGAGGCCCTCCGCACGCTGCGGGAGGTGCTGTTCAGTCCGGTTCGGTTCGAGGAGGTCATCCGCCACGTGGAAGGAAAGTGGGTCATCTTCAGTAAGGAGGGGAAGCGGCTGGGCGCCTTCGACACCGAGGGCGAGGCGAAGAAGCGGCTGCAGCAGATCGAGTTCTTCAAGAGGCAGAGCCGTGGTAGCTAGCCCGGCGTTGGTGCAGGAGATCCTGCGGGAGGTCTTCTTGATCGAGGAGGCGCTAGGCCTGAAGGGCATCCAGTCGGTAGCGGGGCAGCGGCTCATCCGCCGGATGAAGCAGGACCTGCGCTTCTACTTCCGCCAGGTGGAGCGGGCGATCGACGCGCTTGAGCTGAAGCGCCTGGCCGGTATCCCCGAGGCCCACTTCATTGCGGACCGGATGCTGGAGCCGGTGCTCATCGCCCTGGAGCCCCAGCTCAACCAGATCTTGATCTCGAACCTCGAGGACGCCTTCGTGAGCGGGCGGATCTTCGCGGAGAAGATCCTGAAGCGAGACAGCGAATTCATCGAGCAGGACAGCGAGGCGTATGCCTTCGCGAGCGCGCGGGCAGCTACTCTTATCAAAGGCATTAACGATACCACCCGGAAGCAGATGCGAAACGCGATCGCGACCGGCCTCCGCGACCGGCTGGGCGTCGATGGGCTGGGGCGGTTGATCCGCCGGACGGTGCTCGACATGAGCGTGTTTCGGTCGAACCTCATTGCCAATACGGAGATGAACGAGGCCGTGACTCAGGCCAGCTTCAGCCGCTATAAGCGGGCGGGGGCTTTATTTAAGACGACGGTGCTCTCGATCGTTCCCTGCCCGATCTGCATCGCGAACGAGGGGCAGGGACCGATCCCGATGGATCAGAACTTTCAGAGCGGGCACCCGCACCCGCCGTTCCATCCGAACTGCGCGTGTACACTGATACCGGCGCGGGAGCCGAGGGAATCATAGGAGGACACCATGGCGTGGAAAGATAAGAACGGAAGAGCGTTAGAGAATGAGGACACCGTGATCGTAGAAGGTAAGATCTCGGGTCGGCACTCAAGCGACCGGATCTCGGTGACGATCGCCCCCGGGCAGACTGTCTTGATCGACGGGGGCATCTGTAGGAAAGGAAAGTCAAAGCCGGAGCCGGAAGCGGAAGCGGAGGTGGCGCCGGCCGCAGGCGGTGATGTAGCGCCGGCCGAGGGCGGCGACGTGGAGCCAGCTGCGGGTGGTGACGTGGAGCCGGCTGGGGGTGGCGAAGGGGAGGGATGACGATGCGAAAGATGCTTCGACAGGCTAACGTCTTCGAGGAGGGTGCCTACGACGCCGCGAAGGGCGAGATCACGCTGACGGTGATCGAGCCGGGCTTCAACAAAAGCAAGCGACGCTTCTACCCGGCGGAGGTGCTTAAGCGGGACTATGGGGTTTTCAGCAACTCTAAGATGTTCATCGACCACGTGACCGAGCGAGAGGAGCAGACCCGTCCGGAGGGAAGCGTGCGGGACTGGGCGGCGAGCTTTACAAATCTGTGGGTCGAGGACGATGGGCGCGTGCGCGCGACTGCGGCCGTGATCGATCCGGAGTTTAAGAAGAAGCTGGAGAACCTGGCCCAGCATAACAAGCTGGGGGAGATGGGGGTCTCGATTCGCGCGGCCGGGGAGGCCTCGGACGCTACGATCGAGGGCCACCGGACCCAGCTGGTGGAGCGGCTCATCATCGGCCGCTCGGTAGACTTTGTTACGTACCCCTCTGCTGGCGGTGGGGTAGAGGTTTTGGAGTCAGCAAGAGTAAGTGATGAGCTGGACCTGGACGTGGTATCGCTCGCGCAGCTGCGGGAGCGGCGCCCAGATCTCGTTGAGCTCATAGAATCTAACGGAGGAACGACCATGAACAACGAAGAGCAGCTGCGCGAGCAGCTCAAGAAAAAGGAAAGGGAACTCAAGACTCTCACCGAGGCGGCCGAGACCAAGGCAGTCGACAAGATCAAGGCCGAGCTCAAGGAGACGAAGGAGAAGCTGGAGAAGGCGGAGGGAGTCACGGCGGCAGCTAAGAAGGTTACGGCGATCGCCGAGGCCGACAAAGTACTGAAGAAGCTTCTCGAAGAGTCGAAGCTCCCCAAGAAGGCGCAGGAGCGCGTCCTCGTAGAGTTCAAGGACGCCGAGACCGACAAGGGGATGAAGGAGGCCGTAGCCGGCATGATTAAGTTCATGAAGGAAGTGGCCCCCGATCAAGTTACCGACCTGGGCGGTGGCGACGGCGATACCGACGATGGTGCCGGCGACGCGGCTAAGGTGGAGGCGGACCGGAAGGCGCGGGTGGGACGGTTCCAGAAGACGGGACTCTCCGAGGCCGAGGCCAAAGTCGCCGCAGAGGACAACCGCTACTAAGCGGCAGGAGGATTAGCGATGGCCAAGAATTGGGAACAGAAAGGTGACATTCTCACCGTGCTCGAGAGCACCTTGACCCCACAGGCGTCCGGTCTCATCCAGTCGGGTGCGCCGGCGTTCTGGGGAGCGGGGGACTTTCTCACGGGCGTGGCGTTGAACACGGCGCTGGCCGGGACCGACATGATCCCGATGGATCGCAAGGGCGTCTATCGGCTGCTGGTGACCGGGCGGAACGAGACGCCGGCGGATGAAGCGGTAGCGGTCGGCGACAAGCTTTACATCGACGACGCCGAGGACCAGCTCAACAAGGACTTTACCTTGGGTAAGTTCTTCGGATACGCCCTCGGAACCGTTTCGTCCGGCGGAACGGCCACCATTCCCGTCTTGCAAAAGGCGGAGGTAGGGTAAAAGGAGCAAACCATGCGGAAGAAACTTAACATCTTGGAAGTTATGGAGGGCAAGCTGGACCCCAGCGTGGGAGACCAGGCGCGGGGCATCGAGCAGTTTCAAGAAAAGTTCGACGCCCTGCACGCCCTGATTCTCAACGAGCGGGGATACAGCTCCCACAAGCGGTTGTACCTGCTGCGGGAGGCCTCGACCATGTCGGACTTTCCGATCCTCTTCGGCAATATCCTGGAGCGGTCGCTGCACGCGAAGTATGTGCTGTCGAAGCCGGACTGGCGCAGCTACATCGGCGTCGGTACCCAGAAGGACTTTCGGGCCTCGGGCCAGGAGATCCTGGGAATCTGGGGGCTGCAGGACAAGCTGCCGAAGGTAAAGATCCGCGGCGAGTACAAGCAGGACAAGGAGCTGGACGAGGGCAAGACCGCGATCACCCTCGAGAAGTACGGCCGCCTCTTTGGCCTAGCCTGGGAGACCGTGCTGGCCGACTACGAGCTCGGGGCGTTTCGGGACATCGGGGAGCGGCTCCTAAACGCCGCCCTGGTGACCGAGTTCTACGAGGCCACCGGCCTGATCGCCGACGCGGCGGGGCCACACGCCTCGCTCTACGGCGCGACGGTCGCGCACCCGATCGA